CCTCCTTCAAAGCCAAGGACAATTTTCAGAACCTCGTCAAACCTCAATGGTGATCGCCTCCTCTGGTATGTATGCAACAAAGCAAAAAGGGGAGGGGGCTACTGGTGCGTCCTCTCCAGACCCGCCCGGTTTAAGCCAAAGACGGTCCCAACACGTGGTGGGCGTATGTCCCCTAAGACAACTGCCAGGCCCCCTCGTTTTGCGTGCCCATAAAAGACGCTCAATTCCTCCTTTAAAAGTTTCTCTTTGCGGATTTGTATTTGCTTATCCGCGTCCTGGTTCATGACATCCACCCAGTATGCTGCAGCAATGGACAGTGCATCTAGGCGGTCATCGTGGCGTAAGCTCCCCCGATCCTTTGTGATCCTGCTCATCTGGTAGAAGAGCTGGTAGCTGAGGACATCATTCATTGCCAAGTCCTGGGGGATATGTGCGTCCTGTTCAATCACCCGTCTATCAACAACCAGCCGGTGCTGGTTCATTATGGGTTCTAGAGTATCTATGATCCGGAGCTCCTTCTGCTTACTGTGTCTTACCTCATCTACCGTGCATGGGTAGATTTTGTTAAGGTAAGGCATCAGCAATTGGTTGAACATGCCGTCGCCGAAGTTAGACTCGATGATAATTCTATTGACCTTCTGGTCCTTGGCCACTTCACAAAGCTTGGTTAGGTTTTCCTCGGTGTATCCTCCCCTAAGGCCACCAGCTGCCGTTAGGAATAGGTAGCCGTTTAGCATCTTCACCACTGCATAACCTAGCTCATCGCTCCCTCGGCCGGACGGGTCAATAGCCATGACGGTCCCCTTATAAGGCACAAACTCTTTAGACACGAAGATAGGCCTATGATAGCGGTCACCATTTAGGCCCACGCAAGGGAGGCCCTGGATAACCACATCTGGAGCGTTCCCCCATGCTATTTTCTCAGGGGCCATATCCCGGTCAAGGTCCATTACCACCAGGTCATTAAGCTTAAGCGGATAGCGGTCTGCATCGGATAGGGAGGTATCAAGCATGAATTGAAGGGCGAACCCAGAACGGCCATATGATGCCTCCCTTTCTAGAAGCTCCATATCGTTGAACCGCTTGGGGTCGGTAGGTTTCCCGCTGAGGCTTGGGTCTTTCTGTAGCGACATGGCAAGAGAAGGAGCTAGGCGGCCTTCATAGTGCTTTAACTTTTCAGGAGCAGGGAATCGGCAAGGCCACACTCGAATCTCATAGCCCCGACCTTCTAGGACGTTATAAAGGCTCTGCTCCGTTTGCGGAGTGCCCAAATAGGTCACCTTTCCGCCAGGCTTTACGACAGCGTCAAACTCCTTAACCGCCTCAGCCAGCCTATCCCGCATAGCCTGCGTATAAGCGTTGTTGGGAACCTCGACGTCGTCTGCAATGATCTCATCGGCCCGGCCTCCGGTTAGCTGCCCAAAGATGCCCACGGATTTAACAGAAGGTGCATGGTCGGCTTTAGCGGGGGCAACGTCAAAGGCTATTTTAGAGCTCCGTTGCTCTGGCCTAGGTATTAGATGCCGGAGGATAGGAAGCTCATTTATCAGCCGGAGCGTGAAGGTTGAGAAGTTATCAGCCCGGTCTTTAGATGCGGACACCACCAGGAAGTTCAACTGCGGATCAAGAAGGAGTCTCCAAAGAACATACGCTGATGTTATCCAGCTTTTGCCCACCCCCCGGAAAGCCTCAATAACCTTCCTGCGTGGCCCATGTTGTAGGTAGTATGCTATATCATACTGCACCGGGGTAGGCTCAGGAAGGTGTAAATGTTTCCACACAATAAAGAGAAACGCTCGAAAATCCTGTAGCTGCGGAGGAATTTCCTGTACATCGCTGTGCTTACCCATTGTGACCTCCTTTAGGTCCCTTGTGGCCTTCTTAGGCCCTATAGCAATCCATTTACAGGGACGCTATAGGGGCAATCATTCCTACATAAACGTATCTTCACCTATGAAGGCGGGGAGTTCATCGACGATGCTCTTTAGTGCCTCATTAGCCGTAGGGTCTGCAGTAATTCCGTTGTCCCTTAAGAATTGCCGAATCACGCTCAAATCCGCTGCCGACGCCTCCCCCGTACGTAGCTTGTGTAAGAAGACCTCGGCCAAGGCGCTATGTAAGGTGCTCAGTATATCTTCAGAAGCCCTCTTACTCATCCTGTCCCGCCCCCTTCACTAGAGTTATAAGTCGCTGCTTTAACACTTCCAGCAAGTCGTGTGCTGCGTATCCGGCCATTCCAACTATGGCCACCCTTGTCTTCTCAGATACTCCTAGGCCTTCCAAGATGAAGTTCATGACAAGCCCAGCAAAAGCGGCGGTGATAATCCCCGTAACAAACCGCCTCCAGCTCCAGCGCCCGGGTTTGTTGTTAACCGCATGGACTGCACCGCCACTTATTGCAATAAGTATTGTCGTTATGAGATCCGAGACTTGGGAATACAAATCTGTGTTTTTATGCGGGCTCACTGGTATCGTCCTCCTCTGACTTGTTGACGCCCTCCGGGGCCCCTAAAAGGAGCTCCTGTGCTCCTAAAAGGAGCTCCGGAGGGAGTTCCGTAAAGACCCTAATATGCTCCGGTGCCTGCGCTTCCATCCACGCTAGCCGGGTTACGTCCGCTGCATGTTTGACGCTTGTCAAGCGTCTTAGAGGTCAGTTCGGCCATGCCAGCACCGGCAGTTCAGCAAGCAACTCATCAAGAGTTGGCATCGGGCGGGAACCTGCTTCAACCGCAGCCAGCACCTCGTAGAACTTGACCCACGTAGCGTCACGCGCCTCGACCGCGTATTGACCTTCGACAGCGAACTTTGGATTTGTACTTGTTGCGTAAGTTGCCGCCGACATGATATTGTCGTAGGTCCGCGTCCGTGCGAAGTCATCGAGGTGTTTCTGTACCGCTGCCGTGTATTGGGCGACGATCTGCTCAGCCGTGGGCGGCGGCGGATCTTGCAGGATCGGGCGGCCGCTTTCGTCGGCCACGATGATCTTGCCCTGGGACTGTCCTTCAAGCAGGGCTTGATACTCCTCGACCGTGATCTCTACCGCATCTGCTGGGATGTTGTCGCCGTGAATTGCTCGGTCATAGAATCCACCAGTTGATTTCGCGTAAATCATTTAGCTACCCCCTTTAGTATCCAATCGCCAGCCAAAAACCCGACCGGGCGAACCCATCGCCTGTGCCCTTAACGATTGTCATACCAGTGAGGCTGCGGTTTATGGTGCCGATCATCTGGTGCGCAGCGTTGTTAGTGCTTACGCTCGGGTGAATCAACGCGGTCGGGAATGCAACCGGGAACGTGATTGCTTGCTTTGACCCCTCCTTCGCCGCCAAGCTGTATGTTCCCCACTGAATAATCAGCCCGCCCGGCAGCTTTTGGTAGCCGGTGTTGGCCAGTGATTGGTTCGCGCCCTTGAAGGCATCAGCAAGCCGCGCGGCGGTCGCAGCATCGAGGTTGGCAACCGCCGTCTGAACTTGTTCTGCCAGCGTCTGAACCTGGTTTAACCATGTCTGCATATCTGAATGATAAGTTGTAGATATTTGAAGCGCCGTCGCCATAGCGCCCACCGTATCGGTATAGTTTGAGACACTAAGATCTGACGCCTCCTGTGCAATGTAAAAGATCTGAATCATCGCCTGGTCCAGGTCAGACGCCTTTAAAAACGCCCCATCAACGAACTCTACAAAGCGAATTTCCCTTGGGGTTTCCCGGAAAATTACCACCTTGGCACCGTTCTCAGGCGGTTCAGAAAGCTGAATAACTCCAGGATTTACCCACTCAAACTCTACGGGGAGCAAGTTAACATGTACAAACACATGCTCCGGTTTCAGATAAGGAAACGGGACCACGAAGGTCCGCGTGATCCCGTCTCCAACATAACGCACTCGGCTGAACTCCATTTATTTCCCCCCTTAAGGTTACTCAACCATCTCTTGAAGCTGCTCTAGCGCCTCTATTTTTGCGGGGTCTCCCGACTTCCAGACGGCGTTTTCAAGCCTTTCACTATAGACGGCCTTGCGGAGTTCTTCATCTTCGGCCAAAAGCTGCCGAATTGCAGCCAGCCGATACGCCCCTATAACCCTCTGAATGATCGCTATACGGTGGTCCACCACCCCATCAGGCCGCATAGAATCGTCCACTCTCTCCCGCTTAATATCGTATGCAGGAGATTGCATTACCGCCTCAAGCGTCTCCAGCATAGTACGGTCACTTATCCTTATCGTCCCATGGAGCTGGTTAAGCCTTGAGTATTGGGCCGGGGTTAAGCGCACCCCACGGAACTCCTTAGACGGCGGAGCAAAGCCATAGTTAAGCCGGGCTAGTTCCTCCTGTACCCATCCCTTGACCTCTGACGTGGTAAAAGGAGATGCGAAGTCAGGGCCCAGCCCCTCCTGGACCTTCAAGGGCTGTCCTGTAACCCATGAATATTTGACAGGCAGCGTGTTTGAAAATCCAGGTATTCGGCTTTTCAGGTGGTCTATCAGCCCCTCCACCTCATGGAGCTCATCATCCAGCCCCCGGGTAAAGTCATTCAAAAGCCCCGACAGCGGGACATATGCGGAGGCCTGCTGCTTTAGCCATTTGGCCATCCCAACATCAGGGTCATTCAGCGCATCCAGCGCCTCAGACAGCCCCTTTAGATACGTTTTAGACGTGAGGTTTTTAGCCAACGAAGACATCATGGCCAAGGATACATCAAGAAGCTGGTCGTCACTTAGCTGATATGATATATCCTTAAGGTCTCCTACAATACCAAAGAAGTTAGCGAATGGCTCTAGCCGCCGGAATGATATATAACGCTTTTTCCCGTTCGCATCCATGACCACAAAGGAGTAAGGTTGCCAGCCCGCCTCGTAAAGCATCGCCCGCTTGTTAGGGTCCTTAGGGCCCCCTCCAGTGATCTTCCCCTGCGCCGCCTGCACAAGAGCCGTAGCCCATAGCCCAGCGCCTACAGTCATTTTGCCGAGGGCAACTGCCCGCTCCCTTCCCCCGGCCTCCAGCGTCTTTCGGAAAGAAGGCATCAGCATGTTGATCCCCGGGGTGTATTGCCCGGCAGTCTTTATAACATTCACCGGGGTCTTTATGAAGGGCATAATCATCCGCAAATAGGGATGCGCCATAGTCAACCGTGAAAGGTTATAACTTAGGCTCCCAGGGGCTAAAGGCGTAGTGAAGGTCACCTCCTCTGCCACCGCCTTTGCTTCGGCGAATATAGCCTTCCCTAGGACTTCCTCAAAGCCCTCAGGAAGATGCGGATTTTTGACCTTGACGACCGTAAAGGCTTGCTGAAGTCCCTTATTAACAAATTCCTCAAGAGCGTCCCCGGTAAGCCCCATCTGATGCCCCTTAGAGAACAAGGTCCCATACAGCTCCGCCCGGTAGACCATATGCTTGAAGAATTCGTCGACGCTCATAAGCCCCCTGCTAGGCAGGTTGATTATCGTCCCTATCGTATCCACAAACTTGGCTGCGAAAGGGTTGCCTATCCTCAAGAAGTCGCTGCTTATGGCCCGTGCTGGCTTATCAAATACGCTCGCATCAGCGTCCAGGAAATTGGTACCGTATTTGAACGCCTTGACCATCATGCGGACATTCTCTGTAAAGAACTTGCCATATGCATAAAACATCCTGGCGCCTTCTACAACCATGTCTTTATCTGCCGTCACAACACCCCCCGCAATCTTCGACAACGGATACATTGCAGCGTTTGCCATCGTAGAGACTGCGTTGGCCGCCTGGGTCTTAACACCAGAGAGGACGTTGTTAATCCACAACTCGTTGTTAACTGCCCAGAAGATGTTCCCCCTTGTAGCCGCTACAAGCTTGGAGGCATCCTTCGGAGACATGTTGGCAAAGCGTGCCGCCAGGCTGTCTATGAACTTCTGCCCACCAAACTCATCTAACACCCCATTTAGCTGCTCAAGGTTCAGCTGGTCATTAATCCGCAAAGGTATCTTAAAGCTATTCAAGGCCCGGGCAACCCCTGTTTTAACGGCCTTGTAGTGCTCAAGGGACGCGACCATCAGCTGGATGCGGTGAAGAAGCTTTAACTTCAACGCCGGAGTAGAAGTCTCGGGGTTTAGAACCTGCTTAGAAATTTCCGCAACTTCGTTAGACAAATCTGCAATAAGGCAGCCTATACCATACGCCTTATGTGCCAAGCCTAACGAATTGTCGCCTAGGTCTTTCAGCGCGCTGATGAAACCACCAGGCTCGCCCAGGACCTCCTCCATGTAGTTATAGCTCTTTACCATAATATCCTGCCAGCTCTCAGTCCCTACACGCTCCTTAAGGACCTCCAAACTGGCATCCTCATACGCCTTAATCACCTTTGCGGCATCTTCTGGACCATCAAAGTAGTCGTAGTTAACAACCCCTCCAGGGGTACGGCCCTCAGCAAACCAATCCGGGTCCTCTAGGTTCGCCCGAATGTTTTTCTTTATAGCATCAATACTCGCCCGCTGGTGGTCCTCCAAAGAAAGCGCAGGAGCGGGGGCCTTATCCGCCGCCTTCGCCTTAAGCCCTAGGCGCTCAAGGACGTCGCCATCTGTCATCTGGTGAGACTTAGGAACAACCTTAACATGCTCCTTTGTCAACACCTCTTCCACAAACTCCCCCGTTTCAGCGTTCTTGAATACAACATTAAAAGCACCATCATCTGTCAAGTCAACTATGGTGCCCACCTTGTTCGTGGCAGGGTTAAATACCTTAAGCCCCGTAGGGTCAACCGCCTTTGTCAAATCGTCGAATAGGCTTTCAGCGGCAGTATCCAAAATCTGCTGGGCCTGCTTGGTGTTCCCGGCCTGCGCCGCCTTGGCCGCTTGCTTATAAAACTTCAGGCTGCTAAGAAATAGGTCGGTGACCCCGGACACCAGCATACCTTCCAAGGTCGCCTTTAGTTTGCCCTCCACCAGCCCCTCATCCTCATCAGCCGCCAAATAGCGGGTTATAGGGTTTTCAAGTGCAGGGAATTTCTCTATAAGGTTGGAAAGACGTTCCTCTCCCGGGCGGTTCATAGTAAAGTCCGTCAGCGCCCCCTGGACCAATGTCCGGGCAATCTTGACCGCTTTACTAGACCCCTGAAGAATCTTAGCCCCCTTTAAGAATTTCCCTGCACCAATCATCCCTACAGCAAACTTGGTTATCCCGCTAGCAAGCTCCCCCGCCGCACTGTCGAGGTTTATGTCCGGGAGCCACCGGCGAAATTCGTCATCAATAAGATTAAGGTTAGCCTTATTGTCTAACCAATTAACTGCCGCATGGCCTAGCTCATGTATCTCCTCTATCGCATCAAACGCCCCATCGATAACCCCCTTCCCAATGTCCTTCACATACCCAGTGAACCCCAAAGAGGGCCGCTCAGCCTCTTCCATTTCTCGCAGTATGTCTGCAACGCTCATTCGCTAGGTCTCCTCCTTAAAACTTAAGCTCTCGCTTAATCTTGTCCGCCAGAGGCTTGCCATCAGGGCCTTGGTACAAACTACCTTGCTGAAGGATGTATTCCTTAGGAGAGATGCCAGTCTTTTTAGCCAGGATGTTGATGGGGTTAGCAGGGTCCTTCGGGTTCGCCTCCCAAAGGGCCACCGCCTTAAGGTATTCCTTAGAATCCTTGAAATGGCCTACTTCAGCAGGAGGGGCCTTTGGAGGAGGACTGCCCGGCGACAGGAGCCCCTTAAGCCTAGAGAAGAAGGGCGTGGGCGCTTGCGGTGGCTGCGGAGCCTTAGAAGACGGCGGATTAGAAGTCTGGAAAGGGTCGCTAGGATAATACTTGAATACATCCTTTAACACCTCATCAGCCTTCACTTCCAGCTTAGTTGGGTCACCGCTTTCTATGGTGCTGATATGCTCCGCCATCCTGGTAATAAACGCCGCCCGTGCTTCCCTGTACTTCAGCAAAGACTCCACTGAATACTGACCTGTTACAAGGTCCCTCTTCAGATACACATTTTTAAGCAGCGGGTCTATCTGGCTCACAACAGAATTCAACGTAGACTTGGTCCGCTTATTGATCGCGCTAATAGTCTTCTGTAAAAGCTTCTGCTCCTTAGGACCCCAAGTCCCCCTGGCAATGATAGCCTGAAGAATTTTATTCGCCTCGGCCGGGGAGATTTCGCCAGTAGCCACCGCATCCTCAATCTCTATAAGCTTAGCTGAAAGACTATCTGCAAGCGACTCGCCTCCCCCGCCACCTCCACGCGCAACATGAATCGGCTGCCCCCGAACGTCCAAAGCGTGGGAAGAACGAATTGCACCTAAATAGGAACGGAGTGCCTCCGCCGCCTTCCA